TAAGCCAACTGCCGTCAAGTTTTACCCGCAAGCGAAGCAGCCGGCAAAAATTGCAGACTTGATAAATGTCACATAATAGAGAAAACATGGGTTACTCAAAAATTGTACAGTATGGAGACACAACCGAAATTTATGAATACTCAAAAAACCTCAACACAAAAAATGAAGGAATACCCCACATCAAAGCCTTGCGACTTCTTAAAACTGTCCCAAATAATGAAAAAAAACGAAATTATAAAAAACCTCCAACTCAGCAACAACTATTTAGAATTCAACAAAAAGCAAAAAAGTACTTTAGATCACGTCGCTCCATAGCAAGGTCTAAATTGAACTTTTTTAGACTATGTCACAACAACAATTGCAAAGTAAAAACAATTCATTTTTTAACATTAACCTTTGCTTATGATGTAGAATACAAAAAAGCAAACTCGATAATAAGGCAGTTTTTTAGAAGGATTAGAAACAACTATGCAGCACCCATTTCTTACATTTGCACCCCAGAAAAAACGAAAAAAGGTAGATACCACTTCCACTTACTCGTTTACGATCTACCGACCGAAGAACAAAAGAAAGAAAGAAATACACGCTACCTTCAGCGACAATTTGAACACGGTTTCCTTGATTTACGTTATGCCCCCAATAATACAGAAAAAATTGCAGGATACATGGCAAAATACATGGGGAAAGCTCTCAACGATTCAAAATCTAAAGCCGAAAGAGGATATACTTGTAGCAGAAATGTTGACAAGGTCAGAATTTCTAGCGGTAACACGCTTTCTTCGTACTTCGATCTGTTGATTCCACAACTACCCCCTACCGAAGTTAGAGAATATGACGTACCATATATGGGAAGATGTATTAAAACCTTAATAAAAAAATTATGAACCCAATTATTCAAGGAGAAGTTACTTTAGCCTTCGTGATGGGCGGTATCTCAGCGAAAACAAAGAAACCCTATATTCAGGTTTCAAACGGCCTTTCTGCCTTTTTTCTTACCATTGGTAAGGGCGTTGAAATTGACGAAAATACTTTTTCTCAGTTTCGTGAAGGAGATGAAATTAATCTCATTGTTTCGCAACGAGTAGGCTCTACACGAGTAACACTAGAAGGTTTAGAAACTGAAATCGACTAGTATGCAGAACACCTATCCACAAAACATAATAAAAGTACTAGTACTTTTGGCTATTACTTATGCCGGTCTTGTGGGTAGTGTTTTGCCTGTTAGCGCACAAAATGCAACAACAACAGAAATTAATCAACAAAACCTTCCTGTTTTACTTTCAACAACAACAACAAGACTGCAAAAGCCCTATAGAGAGTTAATAACGGTTGTTTGTACAGGGACAACACCCCGCAATAATTTGAATAATGCACCAACAACAATAACTCACCCCTGGCATTGGCTCACTGAAACATGTAATTACACCTATGTAAACGGAACAACAACAGAATTTATATTGTCAACAACAACATCTGCAACAACATACAAAACTCAATTTAAAAACTTCAATGCAAGTGCATCCGTGACAGTTCAATCAGGTGGCACTATGTCCACTATTACATTATTGGAGATTGCAGGATGAATCATGAAATTATTTTTAAATTAAATCCTACAGTCGTAACCATTCGTGGCGATATAGCTTATGATAAAGACGGTAACCAAGTCCAATATGACCTAGATTTAGTAACAGAACAAGCTGCTAAAGATGCCTGTAAAGACAAAGCTAAAGCATTATTAGCTCAGACTGATTGGGCTGTATTGCCTGATGTTGGCTTAGCTAACCAAGACGTATTTGTATTCTATCGTCTAAACCTTCGTAACCTAGTTAAGAACCCAGTAGCTGATGCTGTGTTTGAAGACATACCGACTGCTATCTGGAGTTAACCGTGACAGACCAAGTAGAACGCATTGCCGTATTAGAGGCAGAAGTTAGAGAACTAAAAAGAGACCAGCAAGAGATACTAGCTTGTATGCACTCCATCCGTGATGAGATGACACGCTATAAAGGCTTCTTAGGCGGTATTGCTTTTCTAGCTTCTGGAGTAGGGATATTCTTGACATTGTTCAAGGATTGGATTTTAAAACATTTTTAAGGATTATCATGGCAACGAAGAAACAAACAGCTAAAGTAGGTAAAGTAATGCACGAGTTCAAGACCGGAACACTACATAGCGGTAAAAAAGGTCCTGTTGTCAAGTCTCGTCAGCAAGCAATCGCTATTGCTATGTCTGAAGCTAAAATGAAGCCTAAGAAGAAGAAATGATTAAAAAAGGCAAAGAAACCTTCTCTGGCTATAACAAGCCTAAGAAGACCCCTAACCACCCTACTAAGTCTCATGCGGTATTGGCTAAGTCTGGCGACCAAGAGAAGCTAATCCGCTTTGGTCAACAAGGTGTCAGAGGAGCCGGTTCTGCCCCTAAGACAGCCTCTGAGAAGGCTCGTCAGAAGTCCTTTAAAGCTCGTCATGCCGACAATATCGCCAAAGGCAAGATGTCTGCAGCTTACTGGGCTGATAAGGTTAAGTGGTAAAAATAATAAAGAAAAGTGTTGCATTTTTACAACATTTGTGTTAAGATTAGGAAAATATGGCTGCTTATAACTTTCTCCAACTGACTAACTCGGTTCTACGCAGATTGCGTGAGCCAGAGGCTACTTCGGTCAACGACAATGAGTATGTTAAGCTCATTGCTACCTATATTAACGATTCTAAGCGTCAGGTAGAAGATGCCTACAACTGGAACTCGTTATCTGACACACTGTCTGCAGTTACGACGGCTGATGTCTTTAACTACGTTCTGAATGGTTCTGGACAGCGTTTCCGTAATATTGATGTTATCAACGATACATCTAATTACATCATGCAGAACCGTACTACTCGTTGGATGGACCAAGCCTTCTTGGTTAACAATCCACAAAAGGGTTCTCCGATATACTTCAACTTTAACGGAACCAACGCTAACGGCGATACTCAGGTAGACTTATATCCTATCCCTGATGGTGTTTACAATCTTCGTTTTAACATCATCAAGCCACAGGTTGAGCTTGTAGCTGATGCTGACGTTCTATTAGTACCACATGAGCCTGTCATCATGGGTGCTTATGCTCGTGCTATCGCTGAGCGTGGAGAAGACGCTGGTATTCAAGGTAACGAAGCCTATGCTTTGTATTTAACAAGTCTTTCTGACGCTATTGCATTAGAAGCAGGTCGATACATCGAAGAAGGCGAGTGGTTCCCAGTATGAAGCGATTAAACGCTGCTTCCATTGCTGCACCGGGATTCTACGGCTTAAACAGCCAAGATTCTGGTGTTACTTTGGCTTCAGGGTTTGCTCTGAAAGCTGACAACTGCGTTATTGACAAGTTTGGTCGTATTGGTTCACGTAAGGGTTGGACTAAGGTTAACTCTACAGCATTTAACTCTAGCTCTGTTAAGACAGTGTTTGAGTTTGTAAAACCTGATAGCAATTTAATCTTTGCTGCTGCTGGTAATAAGATTTATGGTCAACACCCAATTACCGGTGCATATTTAGAATACCCTGTTGGCGGTACACTGTTTCATCCTGCAGCTTCGGTAAGTTATTCTCAGACAGGAACAACAGTAACTGTATCCTGCTCAAGTCATGGATACACTACCGGTGATAAAGTTTACTTCGGACCTGCGTCAGGAACTGCTGATGAAGGTATCTATACCGTCACTGTAACCGGTGGAAGTGCGTTTACGTTTACTTCTCCGTCTTCTGAGACAACATCAGGCACTGCTAATATTATTAACATCCTGACAACCTACAGTATTACTGACGATAACTGGCAGCCTATCAATATGCCGCTAGGCACAGGCTCGACAGCTTCATCTCATGCTGTTTGGTTACAAGCTGACCATATTCCGCTGGTGATGCACAAGTTAGGAACAGCTCCGCATACACACGTTGACGGCTACGGCTTTCAACGCTTAGGCGATATTGCTACATTCCCTAGTCCTTATACTGTTGATACATTTAAACCTTCTTGTGGTATCTATGCTTTTGGTCGTTTATGGGTCGCTAACGTAGCTACTAACGATACACAAACTGTGTATTTTACAGACATCCAAGACCCTTCAGATTGGACAACAGGTACTGCTGGTTATTTAGACATCAGTGCTGTTATCCCTACTGGCGACCCTATTGTTGCTTTGGCTCAGCATAACGGTTTCTTAATTATCTTCTGTAAGAAGCATATTGTTATCTACTCTGGTGCTAAAGACCCATCAACAATGGCTGTAGATGACATCATCAGCAACATCGGTTGTATTGCTCGAGATTCAGTGGCTTCTGTTGCTGGTACAGATATTCTGTTCTTGTCTGACACCGGTGTTCAGTCTTTACTGCGTTTGACACAAGAGCGTTCACTTCCTTTGCGTGATGTCTCTAAGAATGTTCGTGATGAACTGATGTCTTATGTCAACGGTGAAGTATTTACCGGTATTAAAGGTGTGTACTATCCTAATGATGCGATGTATCTACTTGCATTACCGACATCTAAAGTAACCTATTGTTTTGATACTCGTGGAGTGCTGGAAAACGGTGCTGCCAGAGCAACCGTATGGAATCAGATTAATCCTACTGCGTTCTGCGTTATGCAAGACCGTAGCTTATATTTAGGTGAGATTGGATACATCGGTAAGTACAACACTTATCAAGATAACGGTGTTAAGTATCGTATGGTTTACTTTACGAACTACTTTGACTTAGATACACCAACTAACTTAAAGTTCTTAAAGAAACTCTACCTTACCGCTATTGGTGGTTCGTCTCAGCCTCTGACAATTAAATGGGGTTTTGATTACTCTGAGTTATATCGGTCTGGCTCTATTACATTACCGGCTCAGTTATCCAGCTACTATAACGTAGATGAGTATAACGTTGGTAAATATAGCGATGGTATTGACTTGGTTAATACACAGACTAATCTTAGCGGTAACGGAAAAGTAATACAACTAGGTTTTGAGACAGATATTGACGGTAATCCGTTGTCTGTTCAAAAGATTGATTTATTCTACGCATCAGGAAAAACAGCATGAGCGATTACGTAAAAAGTACTAACTTTGCAATTAAAGACGGTCTAACCACTACAGACCCAGCGAAAGTTATCAAAGGAACAGATATTGATAACGAATATAATGCCATAGCTAACGCTATTGCGTCAAAAGCAAATACTAACAGTCCAGCTCTGACAGGAACTCCTACAGCTCCTACAGCTACTGCTGGTACAAACACCACTCAGATTGCTTCTTGTGCGTTTGTGCTTGCTAACGCTATTCCGTCTGGTATGATTACTATGTGGTCTGGTACTATTGCCAGTATCCCTTCTGGCTGGTATTTATGTGACGGTAATAATTCTACACCGGACTTGCGTGACAAGTTCATTATTGGTGCAAAGCAAGATGAGACCTCTGTTGCAAAAACAAACGTAACTGGAGCTTTAACCCAGTCCGGAGGCTCAAAAGACGCAGTAGCCGTAAGCCATACCCACACAGCAACTTCCACAGATAGCGGACACACCCACACTCTCAATGGAAATAACTATTTATACAACTACCCATACGGCGATGTAAATATTCGTGGTGACTATAATGCGGTACGTTCCACCCCTATTTCTAATCCAACGACAAGTAGCGGTACTGCCAACATCACTACAACAGTTAACTCTGCTGGTGTAAGCGGTACTAACGCTAACTTGCCTCCATATTATGCCCTTGCCTTTATTATGAAAGCATGATAGCATACTCTTATATTTAATAGGAGTGTGAAATGAAAATTAACGTAAACTGGTGTAGTTATAAGGAACAAACAGCAGATTCAGACTTATTAGCGATTGAGCCGATTCCGGTGTTTAAGTTTTATCCGGAAACAGCAAGTACAGCGTTTCGTAAATGCCCGGCTCATCAAAACCAGTTTAAAAATACGTATGTAGTATGCAGTCCGATTGATTTTGAAATTGAAATCAATAAAGAAGAAAATTGGTGCAATATTATTTATCCTAAATCACTGCCTCCGGAATTGTTTAATCCGAGGTTTGAAGAAGAAAATAATTCACCGTATCCTATTTTCTCATTAAGATTAAATAGATTAGTTTTTACTCCTGAAAAGGTCGGTAAGAACATTTATGTAGAACAATTAGAGCCTATTTTAGAATGGGACAGAGCAACAGATATTCGC